GAATCCACTGGATGTTACGTCAACAGAGGTATCAATGCTTGAAGGGCTAGGAGGAGCCATTGCAAAAATTAAAGGTTCGGGCTCCACAGGATCCGGTTCAAGCTCTGGCTCTGTGGGGTTAACCGGCGGTACAGGCTCTGTAGGAACAACTGTTACTGGATGCTTGAATTTTCCTCCAGCATAACCCGCATTGATACCGATATAACCGCCAGTCCATGAGAACGTATCTGGGACGACAGGGGCAACCGGTTCACTTACAACAACAATGTCTGCAGCATACGCTGAAGAAGCCCAAGATATCCCTAAAAAGCAAATAAATAGTTTTTTCATTTTATCACCTTTGAATGTGCCAGCCATTCAAAGATTCAATTTTAAAAACTACAAACAACAACCATTTTGTCGCAGCAATAATATTAAAATAAACATAATTTAGAAATTAACCATAATATATTTATATCATATAATTACAAGCATATTTATATTTGAATACAACACATTTTATAAATTAGACAAATATAAAACAAAAACTATACTAAAAAAATCACAATAAATAAATGACGAATCACTCTTCATTAACCACTTCAACCGAGCTGTAATTTCACTTCAATTAAGAACAAATTATACAACAAGAACACCCCCTCAAAAATGTATCGACAGCATAAAAACCGGTCATATTTTTCATCCACGAGACAATAAAAACCCCGCCGTAGCGGGGCTTCTTACAAGCGTTTGATGATCATTTACGATCTGATTAGCCTGCCACCCCAAATGAGTATGCATGCACCTACAAAACCAGCTACAAGATAGCCAAGCCAACCACCGAATGAAACTCCAACGAGACCAAACAGAAAGCTGGCAATCGAAGCGCCAATTATTCCCAATATGATGTTGAGAAAAATACCTGTATCGCTTTTCATAAAGTTTGAAGCGATCCAACCAGCCAAGCCGCCGATAATAATTGCAGCAATCCAACCAATTCCTGCGTCGTCCATATAACCCTCCATTCTATTAGGTGATATCTAACGAATTAGGACGATAAGTTTTTTCATCAAGAGTGAGGTTTAGTCATGGATATATTATATATTCTTGTCGCCTTTTTTGGGCTGCTTCGCATTGTAACGGGATGCCCTAGTTGATTGGTTTAGCCAACGTATAACAAAAGCAGTCTTTTAACGCATCTCTTATTGAAATAACGATATCCGGTTCCACCTCATGACGGAACAACAACCGATGCATTATTAATAAGTTTTCGCACACTTATGAAGTCTATGCATAAGCACATGCAATCAAAGATATTGGCTCAGCATAGCAATAGTGTCATTGTTTCATTTGATATCACTCGGAAACCGAAGGTACTAAAATAATGATGACTGTACGCAGATTAACCCCTGCTGAGTGGCCGCATGCTTTCCCTATTATCGCTCAACTCCGTTCTCTTGATGAAGCTGAGTTTCTGACCAGAGTAAAACGTCAGTCTTATTCCGGGTATGAACTGGTCGGCGCATTTAAAGACAGTGTACTCATCGGAGTAATCGGAATGAGACCGGTTCATACGCTTACCAGAGGCTCACATCTGCATATCGATGATCTTGTTGTTGATACCCAACTGCGAGGAACCGGCGCAGGGCGCTTGCTTCTGGAATATGCGGAGAAAGACGCGAAGGCACGTGATATGACAGCCATGTTTCTGGATGCCAGAAAAGAAGCCATACCATTCTATGAAGCACAAAACTTCGTTTATCACACAGCACCTTCTATGAAGAAGCCGATCTAAAAAGAGGCAGCCGTTAAGCTGCCTCTCTCATTTCCGGTCTATGGCTTGGTTTTGCGCCTTCATCCATCCAGTGCATGACTGTTGCCATCTTACCCAAATCTATACCCGATTTTGGCAGCATTGGCGACACCCTTGACCAGTCAGGGCATTGTAAGGATTGATCTTTTTTCCAGATGATCGCCGTTATATCAATAATCTGAGCATCTAATCGCCGCTCTGCTGTCCGACGAACACGACCAGTTTTTTCACAGAATGAGCGGAAAGAGCCCATCTTTTTCGGTGCAGCCATGCACATTCCATACTGTGAGAGTATCAATCGGCGCTCATCATCCAGCACATATTCAGGCATCCAGCAGTATAAAACCTCCTCGGCGCGACTGATTGCTTTGCTGGTAGGCACATATCTGGTGCGGGTATCATTGCGACCATAACCAACAGAATGCCCACCGATAGTTTCATCCTGATAGGTCGGCCAGAATGTCCGCATTGCTGACGGACGGATCATCCCCACATTCAAATGCAACATCGTGTCTGCGGCCTCAATGATCCGCGCACGAACCACAAATGAGAGCTCCATTATGAGCGCTGCGTTTTCGTTCAGCTGATCAAAGGTCAAGGCGGATTTCTGGTTCATCAAGTATGACCTCCAATTGCTTGTAAATTAAAGTTCTCAATGTCGGCCGCACCGGCCATGGTCGCCGCGCTACAGCTTCACCGCGCAAAACGCCAAGAGGAACCCTATCGAAGGCATCAAGCGCGTCACCGGCTCGTTCTGCCCAATCTGGCCGCTGTATAAGCACATCAGAGATTGCCCCGATGGTTTCCGACCATAGCTCGTCTCGATTATTGTTGGTCTGCCGTATGCAGCGCAACACAAAGATCAGGTGTCCATCACCATAGCTGTTCCGGATTTCATGCATGGTGCCTCGGGCATGGCTCTGCGCGGCAGCACGGCGGCGATAGATCGGCACCAGCTTAATACCCAGACCATCCAGAAGCGTATCAAGTTTTCCTTTTGCCATTGCCCACCATCAGAACATTGCATCGAAAGCAGCTTGTGCTGTTTCTTCCTGCGGTGAACGGAACACGGTATATTCCGCATCGAACAGGATTTCAGCATCCTGATTAGGCTCGCCACGGCGGCGCTTGTGATTGATCACCACAGCTTTGCCGCGACTAGCATCATACTTGCGGATCAACTCGTCTCGGCGCTCTTGGTGCATTTCCTGCGGGATCAGCTCTTTATAGAGCGGTTCCGGCCGATAAAGAGAAAACCACACATCAAGGTTTTGCTTCACACCACCGCCGCCATAAGCATCACCCATCATTGGACGAATGTTGCCTTTGGCTTTCCACCGGCCTTTCCATTCTTCATTACGCTGGATCAGGATAACGATTGCAACATCGAGCGACTTGGCCAGTGCTTTAAGCCCACGATACAGAGCATTCACACGCTCGGCGAACAGCTCATTGGATTTGCCCGGAAGATTGATCATCTTGGCATGGTCTATAATAACCAGATCCAGACCGGCTGAGCGCTTCATCGCTTCCATCTTGATACGAATGTCAGACAGGGTACAGTCAGAGAACGCCACGATATCAAATGGCAGGTTCATGGATTTCAAAAGTTCAGCTTCAATGCTTCCCTGCTCTTTCGTATTCAGCGAATAAGAATCCAACCGGCCAAGACTGATCCGGCTTGCTTGTGCTGCTGCTTGTAACGCTGCTTCCTCATCCGTGATCTCAATGGAGAAGAATGCTGACTTAAAGCCGGCTGTTGCTGCATGCCGACACTGTTGCAGGCTAAAGCTGGTTTTGCCGCCACCACTATCCGACATGAAGCCGATTAGATTCCCGCGGCGAATTTCACCGGCCACTTGCGTAATCTCTGGCAGGAACCACGGGATAAGCGTAATCTGCTCAAGACTGGCCTTTGCCACCCGTTCAATCGCCTTTGGCAACAACACACCGTATTTCATGGAACCGGCACGTTCATCGCCTTCACGGGAGATTTCAGTCAAGCGGTCTGCGGCACTTGCAATGAGTTTTGCGGGATTGGCATCAATCGGCATGGATACCGTCTGATCAATCAGAGACTGTGCCAGCATATAAATCTGGCGACGTGACCAGACTTCCAGAATACCCCGTCCCCAATCATAGACACTCATATTGCCAACAGCTTCACTCGAGAGCCGGATAAGGTACTGATACAGGTTCAGCTCATCGCTGATTTTCAATTCCGCATTGATATAAGGCTTGAGCGTCACAGGATTAGCAGTGCGCCCCTCGCTAATCATCTTTGCTGCTTTGGTATAAACATCAGCATGATGCTCATTTGAGAAATGCTCAGGCTTCAAAAAACCGGCAACGCGCCAATAAGATGCATTATCCAGAAAGATACTACCAAGCAGATATTGCTCGTGCTCAATCGCATCAGGCAGCTTTGGCTCTATATTTGACTGGTGATAAGTCATGCTGCAGCCCTTTCATAAAAAGGTACTTGATAATATTCAGCATTTCGTTTGAGTGACCTTAAACGGGGAGCAGAATCATGTCTTGGAATTTTGAACGTGGTCGAATTTATAACCGGCGCGAGGATATTCACGCTCGGTTTAAAGGGCAGCAACAAGGTGGAATTATCACCCCAGCAGATCATGCTCTCGTTATAATTGTTACGGGTGAATCCGGTGAGGAGCATGGGTATTCTGACCGTTGGCGTGCAGACGGTGTCTTTGAATACTTTGGTGAGGGCCAAGTTGGCGATATGCAGATGCATAAAGGCAACGCTGCAATAGCTAATCATTCCATGAATGGTAAAAGTTTGCTTCTTTTCACAAAAACGAAGCACGGGCTGCGCTTTGAAGATGAGCTCATCTATGAATCTCATCATATTGAAGATGCACCAGATCGAGAAAAAAACATCCGCAAAGCAATAGTTTTTGAACTCCGTCCTATTGGCAATGTTCTTGAAGTTGTTGATCATGAAGATGTGCTGATAAGCGATCTCGACAAGCTGAGAGAAAAAGCATTCGCCTCGGCTAACTTTACCCCTGGTAAAAAAAGCGTAAGCACCACTGTTTTCGAGCGCAGTCGTGACGTTCGTGATTACGTTGTTGCGCGCGCAAAAGGTCATTGTGAGGGATGTACAGAACCGGCGCCATTCAAACGAGCCAACGGTGTACCATACCTGGAGCCACATCATATCCGTAGATTGACCGATGGTGGACCGGACGACCCAAGACATGTCATTGCACTCTGTCCGAACTGCCATCGTCGAGTACATTCTGGAGCGGACGGAACCGCATATAATCTCACGCTCGCTAACAAGATGCCGACGATTGAGATCAAGTAAATGAATAAAAAAAACCTTATCTGTTTCGGTCAGTGTGTTACCGCTGGAATAGTTGCTGCGTTCATCACACACATTCTTATTCAGTATTTTGGTGGATATATCGAAGCCTGCCAAATGAATGAAAAAGAAACTCATTGCCTGCGAGAATGGGTGAGTGCGCTTAGTGGTTGGGTAGCAGCTGCCGGAGCGCTCATAGCTGCTCTGCTCACAATTCCTCACCTGATGAAGCAAGCTCATGAAGCAAATAGACAAACAGATTTTATTATTGGCAATACACCACCAATTATGGAGGTTATTGACAGGAATGGGCCAGGTGAAATTTGGGTGAAAATTATTAACTGGAATAGGAATACATTTTACATCGATGAAATAATTACTCCACCGCAATTTAATACAAAAATTGAAAAACTCAAATTTGAGCCAAACAACATCGTAGTTACTATGGGTGAAGGCATTAAGTTGCCAATTCGAATATCTGGCTATGAAGATAGGAGCAAGGCTCCAAGTATAGTGAATATTTACATAAAAGCAGACGGGGGCGTCGACACACAGAGAAAAAAAACATCTATTACAATAACAATCAAAGGTAGAATTCTCAATACAAAACACGAGTTGATTACTCTTGAAGCGGATACCACCTTTGAAGCTTTTACCCCATAGAAGCGATACCTTTATCATGCCGCCGCCCTCACGCTAAGCATCTTAAATGCCTGAGTGTTTGAGGCTGCAAAGGCAATGCCTACTGCATCGGCCATATCATCATTGGTGACTTTGATTTTGAGCTGGTTGCAGCGGTCACGAGCAGCTTTCTTCCAGTCTTTGCGCTGCCAGCCTTTGTGCGTTCCAAAGCCGAGAAACGCCTTACGCCATGTCACCGGTGCGATGGTGATAAATGGGATGCCATACGCGCCAATAATGGCCGAAGCCGCGCCCACGAGCTGATTTGAAGAGATAACAGCATTCAGGCCAGAGCCAGCGCCTTCAACCTCTTGCTCCTCGCCCATGAATTTCACGGTACGCTTGCCAACCGGCTGTGCACGGATCGGCTGTTCCAGCGCAATGAAGTCTGGTTTGTTCTGTTTAATCAGACGCACCAATGATTGACCGAGGAAAGCAGCCTTATTCTCATAGCTTTCACCGGTACACTTAATTGTACCGGCAGAGATTGCAGCCAGAGAGGCCTTATCATCGTAAAAGGCAAAACCAGTCTGTGTTGCCACATCAAGCCCAAGAATAAGCGCCATTTCTTCAACCCCAGATCAACAAATACAATGGTGTGGCGATCAGAACGGCGGCCACGAAATAACAGGCCGCCGCGAACATGATCAGTTCAGCAACAGAAGGCTGCTCGTTCACGCTGCCTCCTGATCCGGAAAGTCCGGATCAGCATCTTCGTCAGATTCCGAATTGATTTTTTCCATGGCCGATTGAAGATTATCGCGCATGATTGCCTGTCCACGATCCCAGCCCCGCAACCACACCATATCTTCATTAGAACCGGCGTCGTGCGGGCTTTTCGGATCTCTGCCAGCCAGTCCAGCCAGTTCGCCCTCACCTTCAATGCGCTCAATTGCTGGCGCACGGTCACGCAACAGATCAGTTTGAAAGCCCGGAACAAGATTAAGCCAAGTCAGCACTGTGCCGTGAGCAAGATAGCGATCAGTAACCGTTGCCTTATCATCGGCATTCAGTGCTTTGATTGCAAAATCCAGATCACCAAGCACAACGCCATCTGCCTGTGCTGTTTTACCGTCTGCTTTCTTGGCCGATGCTATTTCAGCGGCAGCTGCGTTATGTGCCATGCGCTTGCGCATATGATGAAAGAACAGAGCCTTTTCTTCATTCTCAGTCAGATCAGAATTATGTCCTGCTTTTGCTGTCATTTTTTCGCATCCTTTTTTGTTTGAAAGAGCGCAGCCAAAGTTTCAGCCTCGCTCTCAATATCCTCCAGAGAAACATGCGGATTAATCGCTTTCTCGACTGCGATTTCATGCTGCAGCCGTCTCAGTTGTTCTTCACAAACATCGACATACGCCGCCCTGATACGAGCAAAGAGACCGGCATCAACCGTCTTCGCTCTGCCTATTCGGATGTTGTTCAGCGACCAGAAAGAAATCCCGTAACGACTACCAATGCGCCGCACTGCGTTCTCTTGATCGCCCCAACCTCTCGTTTCTTTTGCAACTATCTTCCGGACGTACCGGTTCGCTAAATCGGCGCTACACATAACTTCATGCACCTTCTGCTTACTTTCTTTGCACCACATGCACGAATTCCCTTGCTACGTTGATTTCGGGAAACGCCGGTTTGTCCGGAGGTGTCAGAAAGGAACCGAATGAAATGAAAGCACCGGGGAAACGCTTGAGAAACAAATTGCCGGTGCAACTCGAACTACCGCTTTCAGGTGACACTACGCTCCTGAACTGCGGGATTTACTGGTGGGAAAAAGGTGACGGTAATCGCCTGAAACCCGCCAATTCAAATGACCCGTTCACACTGGATGATAATTTTTCAGACCAGAATTGAGGCGGGTAATCTATGGGGCTGGCGCGATGGGGGGAGTTATCGCGCCAGCCCTTTTCCATGTCAGTTAAGCGGGGGAAGCAAATTAGACATGGAAACTGTGTTAAGCGGCTGCACAACCAAATATATCCGGCCGAAGATCATGACGGCTAACACCCGTAATTTTCTCGACTTCAATGGTTCTATCAGCGGGAACGCGCTTCCATTGCGAAACGGCCTGCGGAGTTATCCCACCAAGAGCCTTCGCTAATGCCGTTGAGCCGCCAGCCTTTTGTTTCGCAAATTCACAAATCTGTTCCATACACATATGAAAGCATTTCTTTCATATGATTGCAAGCACTTCTTTCGATGAAAGTTATTCTTTCGAAAGGCATAGTCTCCAGATGAAAGAAGAACACTTAGATTCCACCGCGATAGGTCAGCGCATCAAAGCTCTACGAAGTGAAAGTTTAGGACTTTCACAGGAAGCTTTTGCGCGCCTCTTAGGCGTAACAAGAGGCGCAGTTGGCAACTGGGAACTCGGCAAAGGTATCAAGTTCGAAAACATTCAAAAAATGGCAGTCATTCTCAATCAACCAGTAGAGTGGATTGCTACAGGACGCGGCCAATTGCCGAGCAATAGTTCCAAGGCAGAGCCTTCAGAAGGCAAGCCGTCCAAACCTCGCCTCGTCTCCAGCTTTGATCCAGATGATGATGTGCAGTCCGGTAACGGCTATTCCCGTGAACACTGGAAACCGCACACCTCAGGCGCGATACCTGAGCTTGATGTAAAGCTCGGTGCTGGAAATGGTACGATTGGTGAAGTTATTAATCTACCGGTTGGCGATAACAGTGTATCCGGCCACAAGGTGATCCGCGAATGGCTTATTCCGGTTGATTACCTGCAGGACGAAATCAAAGCATCACCACGCCACAGCACCATTATGGAAGTGATCGGCGATTCAATGCAGCCGACATATCTGCCCGGTGATCGTGTTATCGTTGATCTATCACAGGACACGATGAGCGCGGATACCGTCTATGCGATCAGCTATGACGATGAACCGCCCCAGATCAAACGGCTGCAAAAAGTACCGTTCAGCGATCCGAAACAAGTGAAGATAATTTCGGATAATCCAATTCTTGAGACATTTTCAGTGGAACTAGACAAGCTGACGATCATTGGGCGCATCTGTGGGCATATCGCTCGTAAGTAACTTTAAATTATATGCTTATCTAAAAGACGATTTAGCACCTAAAGTCTGTGAGAATATCTATGGCACGCATACCAGCTACTCGCTATGGCATCGCCGAATGGTTTGGCAATGATATAGTGACAATGACACCAGAGCAGCGTCAGTCATTTGCACAAGTTGCCATTTTACAAGACCAAAACGGTGATTTATCCAGCGCTCCTAACTGCCCATTCCTTTCAACTGTAGTTGAGAATGCCCGATGCAACAAAGCTAGCGGTGTCTGCAGTATTAGGAAATTTTCCCGAGCTGAGAATAACTCTGGTGAAATAGTAGCAAATGATAAAGTAGTAACAGTTTGCCCTACCCGATTTCTTCAAACATTGAGCAACGGGGAAAATATATTCACTTGGATTTCAGAAAAAATACTTGAAATATCCAATCCAATAGTAGTGAAAGAGACGCCATTTCTACGTAAAATTTCAGATGTTTTTCGAACTGATGAGAAAAACATCGATGCAGATAATGAAGACGAAGGAAAGAAAGCTGGCCGCATAGATTGGATTTTGATTGATCCCTTTAGCATGGAATCTAATGAGCTTGATTGGTGTGCAGTCGAGACACAAGCATTGTATTTTTCAGGTAATAAAATGCGTCCTGAATTTGATGCATATGCTGAAACCTCTTCAACTGTATTATTTCCGATCGGCAAACGCAGGCCCGATTACCGTAGCAGTGGTCCTAAGCGTCTTTCTCCACAACTAGAGGTCAAAGTACCAGTGTTAAGAAACTGGGGTAAAAAAGTTATTGTATTAATTGATCGCTTTTTCTTTGAAAACATGAACGTTCTCGACGACCCTTTTCCACGAGCAAAAAACGATCAAGAGCGCCGAGATAATTCAGAAGTTATTTGGTTTGTTGTAGATTATGACGATCATTTAAACATGTACGCTTACAAAGTTATTTACACCACACTTGAAAGCTCAAAACGAGCTTTAAACGCAACCGAACCACTGAGTAAATCCGACTTCACTAATAACCTAAAAATGGTCATCAATGATGCTTCCCGTAGCAATAAAGTATTCAAGGTTTGAGGATCAACAACTCATAAATAATAGCATGGTGGGTATTTTTCATTGGCACCATCTGCACCGTAAAGCCATATTTTGCTGCCATAAGCTTCACTTCGTCAACGTCATCATAGGTCATCATTACAGAACCACGCACGTTAGCCATAAGAGAAAACAACGCTTCATGGTCAATCTCATTATGAGTGTATAGTCTGGAACCTGCTTTTTTACCACCAGCTGTATAGGGTGGATCAACAAAGAAAAAAGCATTTGGGTCATCAGCAAAGCGTCGTATAACTTCAAAGGCATCGCCTTTTTCAAACCGTACCTTTTCCTTATATCTTCGTATTGTCTCAATACGAGCAGCCAATGTTTCAGGATACCAGCGCGAGCGCAACCCTTTTCCGGCCTCTCCCTCCTTCACTAGACCGGCGCCTGCGGCCATAATACCGCCTCTTTGCATCCTGTTTTTAATTATTGTTCTGAATGCTCGGAGTGTGGTTCTTCGTGGATTACTGTCTAATATTTTTTTTACGTTAGGCAAATTCACTTTAAAAGAAGTAATTTTTTTGGATAGCGTCAAAACATCAGCATCGGAACCATGAAAAATCGTTTTCCAGACCGCAGCTACATCATCATCTAACTCGCATAAAAAAACAGCATCCGCCAGATTTTCGGCGGCTACACTTAGGCCTGTGATGGCTCCGCCAGCAAAAGGCTCAACAAAAATAGACGGTTTAGTTTTTGCACTCACTAACCACTGCCTAACCTCCGGAACAAGCCATGTTTTACCTCCAGGATATCGAAAGGGACTCAAATGGCGTACCTGTGCAACATTAGTTGGTTTATTTTTCTCTTGAATCTGGCTCAAAAGCGCTGTCAATGTCTCTGCTTTCCCAGGGTCTATAAAATGAGGACGAAGGCTATCGAGTGCAGAACGACATTTATCATGAACAAAAACTGTTGAACGTGTGACACCTTGAGCTTTCAAGCGTGAAATACGTCTTTTTTGTCTTTCAACTGCTGTCGCATCCATCTTTGATTCCCCTTCACCTTACATATTTGGAATTATCATATAAATTAAAACAAACCACTAAATTCCGTGAACATTCACGGACTTTTCATAATCTCATATTTTTCTCGTTTTATTCCAGAATAAGCTATTTTGCATTCGTGCCGGGTTTCGTGCAATTGAGCACATTTATCATCAGCTGTATAAGAGCCCTCGCTCATCCCATCTTATGAAAGATCACATAACATATTGTTTTTCTTGGTTATGAAGGATGGTGAGGTAAGGGTTCGAGCTAAAGACCCCCCTACCCCCAGAAAGACAAAAGCCCTCCCAGAGGTAGGGGAATCTGTAGCATGTCCTGAAGGCTGGAGCCGGCAATGGGACAGATGCTAGAACGCCTTTCAGCCGTTCGTCCTCTGTTTCTGGCAGCACCGTAGGACTTTCGACCCCCGCGCTTGTGGCTGCACCAGCAAAGGGAATTGCACCCTCGTCACCACTTTCATTGAAAGCATCAAAGGCATACCTCTCAACCGAATTGAAAGCAATACTTTCTTTTCGCTTGCATGCAAATGAAAGATATGCTTTCATAAACCCATCAACAGCACGAAGAAGCCCACCGGCCGATCTGCTTTTCACGATGGGGTTTTATGAAATGAACAAGATTGCTCTGAATGCCGCCGAGCGCATCATGCTCAAAGTCCCGACATTCTCCGGTTACGAATACGCCGATCCGCGCCTGATCCATGGCGCGACTTATACAGACGTTATCAAGGCGGCTGGCGATTACGATGCCATTGAGATTTACCGGTTCGACGAACAGTCAATGTGCGTGACCGACATTACCGATGAAGTGTCTCTGCATTTCACAGGTGATGTTCTGGACAACCCGCCGCTATGGCTTCGCCACTCTGTCAGCTTCGGCAACATCGTTGCAGCTGAACGCCGTTCAAGCCGTGAATTTGCAACCCATGAGCGTTCGTTCGCTCAAGTAGCTCTGTGAGGTGATGGCTATGACAGCACCACTCATGGATCGCGTGTGGGACGCATATTGGGATCAGGGCAACACCAAGCTTGCGCTGGAGCGTGTTGTCGAGGTTGTTCAAGAGGATTCCAAGCAAGCTCTGATTACCGCTCATGTCGAAATCGAGCGTTTAACGCAGCGCTGCGCTGAACTTGAAGCCGAATTGCAAGCTGCCGGTTTACGACGGTTGGAGGCAGCGTGATGGATATCAAGTTTGATCGTGATGAATTCCAGTCAATCGGGACTATTGCGTCCAAGGTTGTAAAGGAAGCAGCTGAAAAGGCTGGTTTCACTGAACATCCGGATGGAATTTACTTCGGCATGTCTGACGCAGTTTATCATGCAGATACAGCTCTTGGCTCAACTGGTCTGAAAAAGCTGGTCGGCAACGCTCCAGACTTTTGGTGGGACAGCTGGATGAATCCGGCTCGTGATGAAAACGACGATACACCAGCCAAAATCTTCGGCCGTCAGTTGCACCTATGCGTTCTGGAAGGCTTGGAGAAATTCAAGACTTTCCATGCGCCGCAGTATAATTCGGCCAACCGCAAAGAAGGTATAGCCGAGATCAAGGAAATCACTGCTGCCGGTAAGGTGCCGGTCAAATTCAAAGACTATGCGAAAATCCTTGCTGCATCAGCATTTATCAAAGCGAATAAGACGCTGGCAAACGCCTTTGAAGGTGGTCAGCCCGAAGTCTCCGTATTCTGGACGGTTGATGGTGTGAGGTTCAAAGCAAGGTTTGACTATCTCAAGCTGAACGCGATTACCGACCTTAAATCCATTGCTAATCGCAACGACAAAGCATTCGCCAAAGCCTGCCGTGATGCGGTTGCGAGTTATGACTACATCATTTCCGCAGAGCATTACACCGAAGGGCGCCGCCAACTCAAACGCCTACTGAGTGAAGGTCGCGTGTTCGGTTCATATGATCCGGAATGGCTGACAAAAGTCGCAGCAAATGAGGTTTTCGCCTTTGTTTTTGTCTTTTGGCAGAAAGACGGCGCTCCGATCTCGCATGGCATCAAGCTTTCCCCTGGCAATCCGCTGTTCAGCTACGCCCGAAGCATGATTGCTCAGGCAGTCAGCAACTACCGCACCTATCTGGCCGAGTTCGGTACCGAAACAGCTTGGGTACCATCAACTCCACTTGAAGAATTAGACGAAACTGACCTGCCGGTCTGGTACCAGCAGCGCCTTATGACGGGATCGTAATTATGAACCAGATCGTACCAGCACAAAAACGCTCCCTCGTGGACAGCATGGCATCCCGTTACGACATGGAGCCTGCAGCATTCGTTTCGGCCATCAAAGCAACAGTAATTAAAGGCGATTGCTCAAACGAGCAGTTTGCGGCCTTCTTGATGGTTGCCAAGGAATACAAGCTCAATCCTCTCACCAAAGAGATTTATGCTTTTCCAGACCGTGGTGGCATTCAACCTATCGTTTCGATTGATGGCTGGATGAACCTGATCAACTCGCACCCGCAATTTGACGGCATGGAGTTTCAGGACACAAACGGTGACGACGGAAAGCTGTATTCGGTTGAATGCCGGATTTACCGGAAAGACCGTGCACGTCCGATTTCCGTGATTGAATATATGTCCGAATGCTTCCGTCAAACTGACCCATGGAAGAAATGGCCTAACCGCATGCTTCGCCATAAGGCTGCAATTCAGGCCGCACGATATGCATTCGGCTTTTCAGGCATCATGGAGCCGGACGAGTACGACCGGATGAAAGATGTATCCCCGCAGGTCAAAACTGTGATTACAGACCCGCTGTCGGACGAGCCAATCGCCACACAGGAAACCGTGACAGTTGATGGTGAAATACTCAATGAAACGGCAGAACAAGAAATACCGGCAGATACTCCCCTGTCCGATGCCGGTACAGAGGGTGGTGAGCAGTCCCCATCAGCCGCCACCTTCGATAATTCCAGTACTATCGATCATCTTACCGATCAGGACAAGGTTTCACTGCGAGAACTGATTACACGCCTGAAACCGGCTGTCGGCGATGATCCGGAAATTATTACAGCTACTGCACAATCATTCACCGCGGCCGGTTTTGCACTGTCAGATTTTGCCAAAGCAAAAGCACGGGCAATCACCAAGCACTTCATTTCTGCTTGTACCGGTGAACTGGAATTAACTGACGCAATCGCACTTGCCTATGGCATCGCCCAGATTGATGAAAGCGAGGTTCAGTCATGAGCAAGCGCATGGAGTTCTCTCGTAAGGACAAGGCAAAGATCATCGCCCGTGCGAACGGCAAGTGTGAGAAATGCTATGCGATGCTGAAAACCAGCGAAGGCGAAGTCGATCACATTCTGCCCTGCGCACTTGGTGGCGAGGCAACCGTAGCCAATGGCCGCCTGCTCTGCCGTGTTTGCCATGTTGAAAAGACGGCCGGAGATATCAAGGCCATTCGCAAGTCAGACCGGCAGCGTGACAAGGCCAGCGGCGCGGTAAGGCCGAAGTCTTCGCTGGCAGGTCGGAAACAACCAAAGCCGGCACTCCGCAAAACACTGCCACCACGCGCGATGTTTGTACCCATAAATCGTACAACCTTGGCGCAAGGAGGTGGGGAGTGAACGATCTACCGAGTTGGACAGCAAACCTAACACCGGTTGATATGACCGGAGCAGCCACGCTGCTCGGCGTATCGCGCAGATACCTGGTCGATGCGATTAAGAAACACGGCCATTATGAAAGACGCGGGGCAAAGAAGGTGTTTTACCCCGAACATATTGCACTTTTACGGGATGCTTTGACGTGTCAGGACTTAAACTCGAAAACAAAAACGGAATTTGGCACGTTACCGGAACCGTCGCAGGACAGCGCGTTCGAAAAAGCCTTAGCACTCGCGACAAAGCAACCGCAGAAGAACTCAAAGCTCAATACGAAGCGAAGCTCTGGAAACGCCACACCTATGGCGAAGAAGCAGTAAGGACGTTTGAGGAAGCGGCGCTAAACTATCTCGAACAGGGTGGCGAAGGCCGCTTTCTTCCGAAAGTGCTCAAATTCTTTAAAGGTCGCGCTGTAGGTTCAATTAAGCCGGCTGAAATTCGCCAGATGGCGATATCCATCTATCCGAACGCTGCACCCCGTACCCGTAACCGGCAAGCTGTTGCTCCTGCTCGAGCAGTCATAAATCATGCTCATGACCTTGGTTGGTGCGGTCATATCAAGGTCAAACAGTTCGAAGTGCAAAAATCACTCAAGCATAAACCGGTTGATCGTGAGTGGCTGGATGCATTCTTGGCTGAGGCAGACAGTAGCAATCTGCATCATCTGTCTGCCCTAGTGCTTTTCATGAACCACACCGGCACCCGCGTTTCCGAGGCAATACGGCTTACAGGCAAATACGTAGACCTTGAAAACCGCATGGTCATTTTGGAGAAAACCAAAACAGATGAATGGGAAACACGACACCTCACCGAAGAACTGGCCGTACGTATTTCAAGCCTTGGCGCAGGACTGAATGATCGTGTATTCTCATATACAGACCCGAAAGCAGTTAACCGGCGAATGAAGGCAGTCTGCGAACGCGCAGGCATCGAACCACGCAGCACTCATTCCGCAGGCAGGCATTCTTTCGGGACGAATGTGATGGCGGCTGGCGCACGGGTAAAAGATGCTATGGAAGCAGGCGGCTGGAAATCAGCCAAGCTATTCATGGAGACCTACGTGCACAGCCATGAAGGCGGTAAACGTGTTGCAGCTTTGCTGAATGACGAAAATTCGCCAACTGGCACGATTTTGACAAGTACACCAAAGCCGTCACGGCGAAGGTTCGGAAAACAAAGGGAAAAATGATAATCGGCTGCATCTCTTGGTAATGGAGAGGTCGGGAGTTCAATCCTCCCTCGCAGTACCAGTTTTCCCAAAGAATTCAAATAGATGCAAAGCGCCTCATTCGGGCGCTTTTTTCATTTCTGCACAAATGCACGGAACATAGCGCGAATAAACTCGTGCATCCGTGCAAAATCCGTGCAAGCGAAATCGCAAATATCTTCTTCATTTTAGATTCGCACAGCCTTGGTGCAAAAAACGGCACTGCAAACACGCCGTGAATGAACGGGCACTATAATTTTAAGAACACTCTTTATTAGAGTTTAAAAAACTCATAGCCAACAACAACAAATACCAAATATAAAAATACATGACCAATAATAAAAATTACGTCATTCTTAGGCTAATAAAATCGAAAACATATCATTTAAAACGATAAACACGAAGATATTACCGTGTAACCAAAAATTAACCTTAAATTAATATAAGTTATTTCATAATATTATTATGTTCTTTTATAATACACGGTGATAAAAATGTGCAGTTATAAAATACTTAAAAGCAGGAAGTTGCAGCTAACAAGTTCAATTTGCTTATTAATTTTTTCCACACCCGCACACTCGCTCACAACGCCTCTAGTCGTTAACAATGGCGATAATTTTGTATTTAATAATGATTCTATTCACATCATTACGAATGACAACATTCGGCCTATAGAGATTAAAGGTGGCAATTTATCCATCGAGAACTCATCATTTTTGATAAGAACAACGAATGATGGCGTTGACGCGTTAAGAATTGGCTCTAGTGATTACACACCTAAAGTTGTCACCATTAAAGGCTCCGCAAATCAAAAGGCCGTCTTTGAAACAACGGGTAATGCGAGTAACGCAATTAGCATCTCAGCAGAGCAGCTGACGACAACTATTGATCACGCAAAAATTCACGCTAGCGGCAAAGATTCCCGTGGCGTTAATATTTATCAAAAACGATCTGATTTTAGCATTAGCAATAGTGAGATAAAATCGCTTGGCACTGGAATAATGGCCAATGCCGCAATCACGAATCCTAATGCCCGCATAATAGTTAATGTAAGCAATACAACGATTGAATCGCTCAACTTTAGTGGCATCACTATGCTTGGCGCCAATCTCAATGCTGACAATTTTACCATAACGGTTGGCAAAAACCCATTTACGGGCGCAAGCGATGCGACGACCTTAGGCTACGGCATCAAACTGGATACTCATAGCAAAGCAATTTTAAATAATGGTGCCATCACCACATGGCAAAATTATTCAGACGGTATCTGGCTTGTTGGCACAGGCGGTAATTTTAATACTGACTTCACTGATATTACAGCCGTCGATGTCACCACACATGGAATGCAAGCACACGGCATTAATTCCCAAGGAAAAAAAGTCCTTATACGTGACAGCTCAATCCATACATATGGCAATACAAGCTATGGTATAGCAGCAGGCTTAGCGACCGGGTCAAATACAGCCGGTATGATTGATATCAGTAATTCAATCATTACAACCGAAGGACAGGATGCACTCGGAGCATTTGCTAATGACCGAGGCACACTGAATATTGCTTCTACAAATATCGTGACAACGGGCGATGGTGCTACTGGAGCAAGAAGCGTAGCGAGAGGCCGGATCAATATTGTTGATGGCAGCAAGATCGAAACTTCAGGTGCAGAGGCTCATGGTGTTGATATTGTCCGCGGCTCGCTCGTTAATATTACCGGGTCTTCCGTTGAAGCAACGGGCGCTGATTCACATGGCATTTATATGCGCGGTTATAACGTCCCAAATGGAGTTCCTGCCGACTTACATAAAAATGCGGTAACGGTCACAGATTCCGTTGTGACCTCTGCAAAAGGTTCCGCCATTGCAGTTCAAGGTGGCTCAGAAAATACAATCACTATCAAAGGCTCAAGGGTTTCCTCAAACAGCCCTTCCGCATTGCTTTTCTCTGCAGACATATATCGGCCAACCATTGGCGGAAATGTCGTACCAATGTCGGTTGGAACAGTAAATCTTACCGCAGATTCCTCCAATTTAATTGGCAATAGTCTGATAAATAGCGGAACCGTCGATTTTAAACTGAGCAACAATTCCGTTTGGACAGGTGCCGCACTTATTGGTGACAATAACCGTGTTCTCCATAGCCTCACTCTGGATGAAACCAGTCGCTGGATTATAAATGACAACTCGACAGTGCAATCGCTAACAAACAAGGGCACTGTTGAATTTGCTGCGCTGCCAGGCAAATTCAAATCTCTGACCATCCTAGATGATTATCATAATGACGACGGACGCTTTATTCTCACCTCCCAGCTTGGTTTAGATGACTCTCCAACCGATACTCTGATCTTCAAGAAAGATGTCAGCGGAGATATTGAGCTGAAAGTTGTTAACGTCGGCGGCAATGGCGCTCAAACCGTCGAAGGCATACCAATTGTTATCATAGAAGGCACATCAACAGCTAATTTTGCTTTAAATGGGGATTACGTGCACGAAGGTGAGCAATCTGTTGTCGGCGGACTTTACGCCTATAAATTGCGCCATGGCAGTGTATCGGACCCCAATGATGTCAACCTGTACCTTCGTTCTGAAAAGTTTAAAGACGACCCAGACCCGGATCCGTTGTACAATGCCGGCATTCCACTTTATGAAGCCTACCCACAGCTTCTACTAGGTCTCAATGCTCTGCCAACCATGCAGCAGCGCGTAGGTAATCGCTACTGGAGTAATGCGGGTAACCGCAGTCTTGATCAAGGAGCCGATGGCATTGAAGCCTATGTACCAAGTACTGAAGCCGGTACATTCATACAAAGCAATGGGGTTTGGGGGCGCATTGAAGGGTCTCACACAAAAATCAATCCGAGGTTTTCAACATCTGAAACCAACTACGATTTTAACAGTTTCAAACTCCAGGCTGGCCTTGACGGCATGCTCAACGAAACAGAAACAGGCAAGCTGATCGGCGGTATCACAGCTCATTACACCCATGGTGAAATGGATGTTGAATCCATACACGGCAATGGTGACATTAAAACTGACGGCTATGGTTTTGGCGG